ATTGTGCGCCGCCAGCCCGGTGATCTCGTCGCTGCCGTTGGGCCATACCCGATTGACATCCAGCGAACCTGCTGTGCCAGTTGACCAAATATGCCCAGCAAGCAAGTCCGAAAAGAAAATGGTGGTCTTGTCGGTTGATGTGCTTGCCGCCCAGAGCCTGCCGTATGCGCTGATGCAAATGTCAGCATCTGGCACTGTTGCGACATAGCCAGTTTTCTCGGTGACTCTGCGAAAGGTTGAGGTGCTGACTGCCGGGTCAAAGATCAAAGCGTTGTAGGTGGTCTGGAAAAAATAGGTGATGCTGTTGAGGCTGGTGCAGTGCCAGTTGTTTGCTGTGATGGTTGGTGCAGTGCCACCACCGCCGTAGGTCAATTCGGTGACTACGTTGGAACTGTCTAGCTTGAACAGCTTGTTGTTGCCGCTAAACAGGATTGTCAGAGTGCCATCGGACTGCACCAGTTCGTGGATAACGCCAACATTGTTTGCGCCCAAATTGCCCACTGCCGCATTGACCCTTGACCAGCCCTGGCGTGAGCCAATACGCCCGTACTGGTCAATAACGGCGTTGGTTGCCACCAGAGCAAACCCCTGGTTCAAGTCCAGGGGCGAGTCCTGCGTATTCAGCCCAAAGAACCCTGGCGCTGAAATGCTGGCAATTTGCAGCGGCTCACTCATATTGCGACAAACTCCTGGTTCTCAGGATAGCGAGTGCCTTCCAGGGCAATGTAGTCCGAGAGCATGGTCCGATAGAGTTGGTATGCCTCGCTGCTGTTGATGCCGCCATCCTCACCGCGCTCTGCCAATGCTCTGGCGTAAGCGTTCTGGGCCACCAGCACATCAGGCACCAGCACCGTTGTTGCATCAGCAGCCAGGGTTGCCTGTGGAACCGTCAGGCTGAACCGTAGCGAGTACACGGCATCAGGCCGGGGATACAGGGTCACCTTGGTGTCACCGCTGGCGTCAACGCCCTCAAAGGCGTACATGGACGGGATAGTCGCAGCTGGAATGACCGCAAAGTTTTGATAGCGGTTCATCTTTACAAAGCTGATGTTCGTCAGGCCAATGTTGGCTGTGCTGTTGATGGCGTCCTGGACCTGGAATTTCTGGCCTGCGCCTGTCAATGAGTATTGGTAGGTTGCCGCCACGGTGGTGATGGTGATGTCAGTGCCTAAGATGTTCCAACTGAAGGCGTCTTCCACCTGGCGCTTGGCGTCATTGACAAATTTGCCAATCAGCGTTGAATAGCCTGTCTCGGCATTAGTGGAGACTTGCGTTTCACGCAAGCGAATCAACACATCGTTGATCAGTTCGAGGAATGTCATCTGGTCAACCCTTCTTCTTCAAATGTCGCTATGAAGCTGAATGTGCTTCCCGACTCAGTAGTTATTTTGAGTTTGTCGCCTTCTTCTAAAACAATATAGGCATTGCCATCAAACTGTAAGTAGGTTTTTGAAGTAAAGTTGTAGCTAGTCAATATATCAAGGGTGCTACTGGCACTTGCATCAAACCATTGCACAGTAATGTGCTTTGTAGAGCCGCCTGTATTGTGGATGTACATCACAGTAAATTTGGCGTAATAACCCTTTGGGCAGGTATAGACTGTGGTATCTACTGCCGCTGTAGGACTAACGCCAACCGACAATGCTCTCATTTTTTATTTCTTGCGCGTCATCATGTTGGTCGCAGCACGTTGACCCTTCATCGGCAGCTTGGGCTTGCCAACTGCCACCATGATGGTGACCGGGACGCCCTTTTTGGACTTCGGTGCCTTGGACATTTTGGGTGCTTTGGAGTTACCGTACATCATGATTTTTTCCTTGGTTATTCAGTTGCGATAGTTTTGCGGGGTCTGCCCATTTGACGTTTAACAGGCTTTGGTTCAGCCTCTGCTGGCTTTTCTTCCATCAGCCGATACTCGGGGTGAGCCATCATGGTCTTGATGTCGTAGGGCTGCGTAAAGGTCACAAAGTTTTTGCTTTGCAAGCATTGGAAAGTAGCCATATTTACCTTTAGATGGGGCGGTTTTTAGCCGCCCCGTTACTTACACCATCCGGACAACAACACAACGCACAGTAGTGCTTGCCAAGTCCAATGTGCCGGTAGATTCGTTTTGAAAACGAATTGACACGGTATCGGCGGCAGACACATAAGGCGTCACGCTGATGCCAGAGACATCAACCCCCATTGACACATTCAACACAATGTCGCCCAGCTTGACGCCAGGCACGGCAATGGTGTTGGTTTCACCAGCGCCATCCGCAAGGGACGATGCGTTGAGGGTAGCGACAACAGAAAAAGTATCCGAAAACAAGCCTCGGAATTGGTCAGTTCCTCGACGCGAAACTACAGCGGTAGCAGCAGCCATTTTGATTCTCCTTTAAGTTTAGACGCCCCCAGCCGTTAGGCAAGGGGCAATCACATTAGGCCGGGACAATCAAAGCGAAAGCTGATGCCGACAGTGCAGCACCAGTCGACGCAGCAGCACGCAGGTTCGCAACGCCATACAGTGTGTCAGCCGTGTACAGGGTAGCAAGGTACTCTTGCTTGTACTGGACTTGCGAACGCACTGCAACTTGCTCCACCAGCACCATCGCATCACGGTGGCCCATCAGACACACTCGGGCAGCGTTACTACCACTGGTGGTATCGCAGTTGCTGGAGGTGTAAACAGGGATGCCGTACAGTTGCCCGATTTCGCCGTTGCGAATCGCATTGCCGTTGCCCACAAATGCCTGCTCGGTATAGCGAGACAGGCCCATCAGCGTGTTACGGCTAGAGGGTGGGATAAGGAAAAAGCGATTGTCCATCGGCGTGTCGTTGTCGTCCAGGCGCTGAATGGTCCGGCGAATGGCGACATCGGTCAGTGCAGTCTCATTGTTGCTGGCAGCAACATAGGCACTGGTGCCATCGCCGCCAATAAACGAACCAGTTGCATAGGTCGAGTTGCCAGCACCACCGTTAAAGCTGCGGCCCAACTGCACCAGATCAGTATCCACTTGCTTGGCAAGTGCATAACCCGCATCCGAGGTGTAGAAGTTACGCAGGCTGTTTAGTGCCTGTGCCTCAACGATGTCCTCAATCAAGCGGCTGTACTCATAGTGCTTGTTGATACTGATCGTGACTTCAGTCTCAGTTGCAGCAATCAAGGTAACAGCAGTGCTTGCAGCTTTGGCAGACGCAGAACCGCGAGTCGGGGCAGGAACGTGAATGGTGTCACCTTTCTTGCCTTTAAAACTCATCTTCATTACGGCGTTGGCAAGGACTAGGTTTTTCTTGTAAGCCGCAACAATTTCGTCTGACCAAATGTCAGGGATAAACTTATCCGCCGTAGTGACGGTTACCGCAGGGGTGGGAAATGGCATGATAAAACTCCAAAAAAAAGGTTATTTCACTCGCCCATCAGCGTATGCCTGCATGATTTCATCACTCAAGGCATCATACCGATTGGGGTCTGTCATCTTCAATCGAATGAGGTCTGCTCGTCGGTAAACCCTTTTGCCGCTTTCGCCAGTGCCGCCAGTGTCAACGGTTGCTGCTTTCAATGCCTGGTTTCTGACTTGTCGGCTGGACTCATCAGTTTGCTTGGCCTTGACGCCCTTCAATTGCTTGAAGGTGGTTAGCAACTCGTTAGCGCTGTCAAAATCAAACTCACCATCAGCTTTAGCATACAGCCCCAGGCGAACTGGTGACTGCTTCACCCAATCCACAAACCCCTGGTCATTTGCCACTTGGACAAAATCCGGGTGTTCTTGCGATAGCTTCTGCTGCATCTGCATCTTGTTGAAGTCAACGGCTGCTTGCCGTGCTTTGACAACATCAGGATGCCTGTCAATGGTGTTTTGGACTGCCTTTTGCGGGTTCTCAAAAAAGTCTACTTCTGGCTCGACCTCAACAGTTTGTTGCTTTGGAGCGAGGTTTTGCTTAATCAGTTCGTCTGCAAGTTTTCTGACTTCGCCAACTTCTTGTGCCTGCTTGCCAATATACCTTTCGGCTTCCTGGTGCATCCGCACAACTTCTTCAAGAGACTTTGACCGATATTTCTCGGGAATCTCATTGGCTTTGCCTTCTTCAACTTCCAACTCACCTAGCGTCTCGTTTTCCTGGTCAACTAACATAATGTTTTTCCTGCCTTTTAAGGTTGTAGGACACAGCGCGGCATACTGCTTATGCGCTGGCTTTTTGCTCTGATTTCAGCTTATCCATGTGGCTCTTTTCAAACTTGCCGTGCGCTGACGGGAATGAACCTGACCACCCTTCCAGCCGAAATGCTGGCGCTTGCAAAGCGCGGTGGGCTAACCCACCACACTCGCACTGAACGGTTTTCATCTCATAACTGACAAACCGATCAATCTTGTGTCCGTTTTCACAGACAAATCCATAGATTCTGTTCATTGCAACAAATCCTCGTAAGCTCTTTCGCTGACCTGTTTCAAATTCTTCAACCAAATCAAAATAGACAATTCGCCTTTTTTGAATTGTAAATCTTTCTCGTCCAGGACATTGCTGACATTGTTGATGGAATTGATCACGTTGTCAACATCCTCCATCAAGTCGGCCCAGCCAGGCTTGGAAAACAGGTCAAACCTGTCGTCGTAATATTTTTGCAGTTCTGGCGTCATCTTCCATCTCCAACAATCTGCCAAGTCAAATACGCCACCAGCCCGACGATGGACGCCACCAGCGCAGTCCATAGTCCAAAGTTGATGATGTCGCTGATTTCCTCGGCCCTGATTGCTTTAGCCTGGGCAGTTTCAGCTTCCGCTTTCTTTCGTTCGCTGACAATGCGATTACGCTCCAGCATGATGGCGTTCCATACAGCATCGTTACCTGACCAAATCAACATCTGTTTCAATTCTGCCTCTGCATCTTGCAGTTGTTTCAACTGCATCACCGTTTCAAACGCCACTGCCGTATCGCTCTTGGCAAACCCCTTGGGCTTTACCGCTGCCTTTGCCACCACATCCTTGGCCTCAAAGAACTTCATCAAATCGCCGCTGATGGCGTTGATGTCCTTGCCCATCTTGATGGCGGCTTGCACTCCTTTGATTGCTCCCTGGGCCACTGCAAATGCGGTTAGCGGGTCAATCATTTCTTGTTCCACATTTCAAACAGCGTTTTGATCTTCTCCTCTAACACTGCCACCCGCAAGTCGAGCTTTGCCAGGACGATTATCAAGGTGATGATCGCCAGCAATATAGGCCATGCCTTTGACAAAACGTCGAAGAAGTCCATTCATTTGCTGCCACGTTCGATCAACCTGTCCAATTTGGCATCCATGCGCTCAAGCTGCGCCCTTTGCAATACCGTTGCATCCCGCTGGGCCATCAGTTGAGTCTCGACAATGGTCAGCCGCTGCTCAATCTTGCTGACGTAAGCCAGCACCGCACCGATCACTACTATGGTGCTGATGACATGAGTCAGCTGAATTTCCTTTTTGAGATGCCAGCGTTCGGCTCGGCGCTCGGTGAGTGGCTCGGTCATGGCTGGCTCCACGGAGTTCCTTGGGCGGTTACGGGGTTCTTTTGCAGCGCAATCTGCTGGGCCAGTGCTGCCTCTGTACTGTCCTTGTCCACGCCTGATGCGTAGCACCAATTCAAGACTTCTTGCATGGTCACATCAGCGTAGGGGATGGTGGGAGTGCCGGGTTGCCATGAGCAGGTTGACCAGATCGATGCGGTGTAGCCCTCATCTACTGCTGTGGCAGTCCAATGTGCCGTAAAAATGAAACCCGTTGCGGTTTGGTAGTCGGTTTGAGTGATTGTCCAAGTGATCATAATGTCTCCAGTGCAGTGATACGGGCGGTGAGTTGGGTGATGAGGGCTTGTTGTTCTTGCATTGCCGCTGTCAGTATGGCGACCAAGAAGCTGGTGTCGATGCCCTGTGATTTGATTGAGCCATCTTCATTAACAGCATCTTTTTCACCTGTTACGCACTGAGGCACAACTTCAGCAAGTTCGTGAGCAATGAAGCCTTCACCGTCAGAGCCGTCTGCTTTCCACTTGTAAGTCACAGGCTTGAGCGCAGCAACCTTAACAAGAGCGCCGCTCATGGGCGCGATGTTGTCTTTCAGGCGGTAGTCTGAGGAGGTGGCGTAGGTTGTAACAGAGCCGTTGGTGGAAATTGAACCAACTGTGTCATTACCATTTTTAAAAATCCAATGGTTATATGTTGAAGTTGAAGAACCGGATGAAGAAATATTACCTCCACCTGTTCCAATAAGTTGAAGCCCTGAAACAGTAGAACTAGGTGTTGATGTGCAGGTTAATAGCAATGTACCTGCGGAGGAGATACGGGCGCGTTCTGTGTTGTTGGTGGCAAAAAGCAGGTTTGCATTTGCTCCGTTGTTAATAGAAGCATCACCGCTTGAATTGTATTGCCCAAACGAAAAACCTGTGGCTGAGCCTGTGTAACGCTGAAGAATTTGACTTGCGCCAACAACTTCAAGTCTTCCTCCCGGCGAAGCAGTACCAATACCCAAGTTACCGCTTGCATCCAGCGTCAAGCTGGTCGCTGGCGCACTGCCTGAGAAGCTATATCCTGTGCCGCTTGTGCCGCCGCTTAATGTGCCCGTAGCACTCAGCGTCCCGGTGACTGCTTGTCCTGCGGAGGAGATTTCAACAGAGGCAACACTACTCGCTCCAAGCACCAAAGCGGGTGCGCCTGCAATACAATAACCTTTGTCGTTTCCCTGCAAGTAGCCGACAGACATTTTTCCCGTGCCGGTAGAGTTTCCATAAACTGTTTCAGCACCAGTCGCATTCCCGCGAAGTTCGTATGCAAGAGTGCTTACAGAAAGCAGATGAGTTACAGCACCGCCTTGTTGAACCTCGCCCGTTACGTCAAGGGTGCTAGAAAATGTTCCCGTAGTAAACGCACCCGCCAGCGGATTACTTGCACCAATCACTACGTTGTTGATCTGATTGCCGCCACCTGATACTGTGCCGCCAAGGGCAAGTGTGCTTGAGAGAGTTGTTGCACCTGTTACTGTCAGCGCACCGCCAAACGTAGCATTAGCCCCATTCCAGTAGGCTCTTGGATTACCATCCCCATCGCTTAACACGACATAGTTGCTGGCAGTGCGAATGTCTAGGCCACCTTGGTTGCCTGAGTACGCACCGATGATGGTGTTCTTAGTCCCGGTCGTGATGGTTGAGCCTGCGCCATACCCGATGGCGGTATTGGTTGCGTCTACATTTGTGCTTGCTGTGCCTGTTCCAGAACCTGCGCCAGTTGCAGTAAACACAACTCCAACAGTATTGGCAGATGCACCAATAGCAACAAAGTTGGTCGTGCCAACTGTAAGTATGGTGTAGCTTGTAGCACTAACAAATGCACCAGCACTAACAATAGGTGGGGTGTAAGTAATGAGTGCTTGAGCGCCTATAGCGGTATTGCGACTTCCAGTGGCATTTGATTGCATTGCAGCAGCCCCAGAAACCGTGTTGCTACTGCCTGAAATGTTGTATTGCAGCGAACTAGCGCCCGTGGCAACATTAGAGTCGCCAAGGGTGTTGTAGTACAACGCGCTCGACCCACTAGCCGTATTTCCATAGCCGCTGATATTTTCGTGCAGCGCAGCATTTCCAGTAGCCGTGTTCGAGTAGCCTGTGGTGTTGACGCGCAAAGCCTCATAACCCAAGGCCGAGTTAAATATCCCATTGATGTTGAACAATAAAGCACCAAAACCGACTGCCGTATTTGTTGCTACAGCACCGGAACCAAGCCCAACAGTCATACCTTCAATAACAGCACCAGCAGTCAGCGTGGAGACACCTGTCACGGCAAGAGTTGTGGATGCTGTAATTCTCTTTGCCGCTAGGGTAGTGTTGGCAACAGTAAGAGTACCAGTGGCAGCACCAATGTTTACGGCAGTGGCTGCACCGCCAACGTTAAGAGTGGTGGATACGGTGTTGAAAGCACTTTGAGTTGCTGCACCAACCAGAGCGCCAGTGGTGGTGATGGCTCCAACTCCGAGAGTCCCTACACCCGCCATGTTTCCAGTGGTGTCGGCAATGGTCACTACGCTGTTTTGTACCAGCTTGCCAGTGGTGCCATCAAAGCGGACAATGGCGTTGTCGGTTGAGGATATTGGGCCTGCAACATCGCCGCTGCTGCCAGCACTGCCGCCGCCTTGTCTCAACTCAACAAGCTGGCGCTCTAACTCAGGCGGCACAACTTCGCCGACATTGATTTGCTGACCAGAGGACAGGCTGATGACCAGTGAGCCATCAAAGTCAATGCTTGCATCAGTCACTGACACACCATCAACACCGTCTGTCCCGTCCTTGCCGGGGGTGCCTGGTAGCCCTTGCTTACCATTGACGCCATCACGCCCTGGCTTACCATCTCGACCGTTGCGCCCATCGCTGCCGCTTGAGCCATCCCGCCCGTCTTTGATGGTCAGGACTCGCTTTTCAATGACATCGGTGACGTTATCAAACTTCTCGGTGATGTTGGTTTCAATCTTCTTGAAAGCCTCCACCACCATCTGCACATTCTCAGCAGCCTTGCGCTGCTGCATCTGCTTGACCTCGGACACAGAGTTGTTAACAGCACCAAAGATGTTGTCGGCAATGCCATCAACATTGGCATCGTTGAAAATTTTATCGATTGCCATAGTTCAACTCCGTTGCTAGTTTTTCGAGAAACTGATTTTCCATATCCACCACATTGCTCTTGGCGTTGCTCATTTGCAGTTCAACAATCTTGCTCTTGTTCTTGATGTCGGCTTCCTTGAGCATCAATTCTGCAATCTTGACGCGCTTGTCAAACTCTCTGGCGTTTGCTGAGTCTTCATTGGGCAGGTTCTTGGTCAGGCTGGCGCTCATCTTGGCCTGCACCTCGGCAGGCATCAACTGTGCCTCGGTCATCAGTTTCTGAGCCTCTGCCCTGTTCTGCTCGGCCTGCGTAGTGTTGACCGCAATCTGAGCCTGTGCTGCTTGCATCTGTAGCTGCTCTTGCATCATGGCCTTCTGCTGGGCGTTGGGGTCAGGCTGGCTCATCTGGTCAAGTGCCGCCATCAACTCAAACCTGTTGGTCAGGCTGCTGTTGTTGAGGATGCCTTTAAGTATCAACGGCAGGACAGGGGTGTTTGGCCCCAGGGTCTGCAACAGACCAATGAACTGCTGCTGCTCATGCTCTCTGGCAATTATGCCCAATGTCGCAGTCGGAATGAACTTCATGTCCACCGATGGGTAACGCTCTGGGTCAAACTGCATATAGCGGTAAGCCGCCTTCTCAATAAACGGTATCAGGAAGTCTTCTTGGAAGTTCACCAGGGTGCGCTTGTACTTCTTGATGATCGTCGCCACCGCCATGTTCATGCCGCCGCCATCTCTGGCCTGCTGGCTCACCATGCCCTGCGAGTCCAAGGTGCCTGTGGATTGCAACAGCATCCTCTCAAACTCCTTGGCGGTGTTGAGGTTGTTAAGGCTTGTCTCGCCAAACTTGAATGGGAACAGAATCTCGCTGGGGTTGCCGTTCACCAGTAGAGCCTTGCCTGGCTTCACTTCAAACTTGGCACCCCGCGGGAGTCGAGTTGCGTCCATCGCCATCATTGGTGATGTGGTCAACGCTAATGAGTCGAGGTGTGACCTGACTTGGGCGTCAATCGCCTTCTGCATATTGAACGCTTTCTCCACGGTCCCGCGCCCCAGCAGGCGGTTGGGCACAGTATCGTCCTGGTAGCTGATAACCGGGCGGTCCTTCATCATGTACGGGCTGGCCTCGGCCTTGAGCAGCATCCCGTCGTTGGCAATCACCACAATGGCCTCGACCATGTTGCTGTACTCGTCGGCTGCTGACTGCTCTGGGAACAGATCGACGATCTCCTCGTCCTTCTTGTCCAACAGTTCCCTCGGCACCAGACCGTAATAGGTCAGCAGCAGCACCTTCTCATCCTGGTACTGGCTGATCTCTTGGGTTGGCTCCAGGTCGGTGTCCTCATAGGTCGGGGTGATGTTCACCTTGCGGTAAATCCCCTTCTCAATGCCCTCCACCACCTTGTGAATACTGATGTACTTCTCAATCGCCACGCCCATGCAGTCATCAATGCTGGTGCCGTTGGGGTCAAACAGAAAATTCTTGGGGTTAATCGGCACAATCTTCACTGCCGTGCGCTCACCCTCCAGGACACCAATCGCAGCGGCGGTTTGGCCTGGAACTGGCCTGGTTGCGGCAATAAACGTCTTCTCTTGCTTGACAATGATCTCGCCAATGCCAGTACCGTAGATTTCAGCCATCAACTCAATCTGATCAATGGACTTTCTGATCTTGTCGAGCTTGAAATCCTCCATCAGTTGCGCTTTGAGCATCGCAACGTCAATGGGATTGTTGTTTACGTCCCGTAAATCGTCGGTAATGTCGAAAAACTCGCCCTGACCAAAGATTGCCTCCATGATCTCAGCGTGCCTTGTCTCCACGGCCTGCTGGGTGGCAGGGGTGACGATGCGGCTGCGCTCAGATTCCCTTGTTTTGTCCTCTGCTGCCCACTGCCCACGGAAAATACGCTCGTATTCCAGGTAACTTTCAAGGAAATTAGCGTTTCGGTAGTCGCGCCAGCGGTCGCAATGCTCGGTGACAAACGCAGTTAGGTCTTTGTCCTCCTGCGAGGGTTCATCAAACTCGTTTTG